TGGACTGGTGATGGAGAAGACGGATATACAATTGATGAAGAAATCAAGGAGCAAGTTGTTAGTGGTATTAAGGATGCACTTCTAAAAAAAGCAACAACAGAAGCTGTGGAAGCAGTTGATGATAAAATCGCAGAAAAGATTCTTGAAGCGGAAGGAACGATACAGGCAACCGTAGACCAGTTCGTTGCGAATGTGTGTGAGGAGAAGATTGGAAAGATTATTATTCCGGAAAAGAAGAACACTTGGAGTGAAGAGGTAACGTATAAACCTCTGTCCGAGTATGTAGGAGAAAGGTTTGAATTGTTCCTTACAGAAAAGAGATACGATAGAGATGGATGCATTGCAAGCTATTCCAGTGATAGAAAATTATCAGCTGCCGACCTTCTTACGGGACGGTATCTGGAAAAGGAACTTGGAAAGAAGGTCGAAACTCTGATTGCAAGTGCGAAGAGGGAAGTAGAGGAATCTCTGATAAATTCGTTTGAACAGAAGTTGAAAGAGAACCTTGCGAAAGATACGATTGAGAGAATGAATATTCCGGAAGTGTTGAAAAGATTTAGTGAAATGGCCTTGGAAGAAAAATAGATGGAGAGAAAGCAATGTTAGTAGAGAAGAACTTAAAAGAAGCATTGGAATATTACATAAAGGGTAAACCGGTAACAGCACTCTGGATGGGAGAAGACGGCAGCATGAATGCAATGCTATTGTCAGATATCCTTGATCAACCGGAGAATCACTTCCTGGTAGATGTGCCGGCAGTCATAAATCCGGATTTTGAACAGGCTGTGCAGGGGATGACAGAAGCTGATCAGGTAGATCCGGAAGAAATCATTCGGGCAGTGCATGAAACACAGGAAGGTATTACCCCCCCAACGGAGCCGGAGGAAAGGATGGAAGAAGAAACGATAGATCTTCCGGCGGACAATATCGAAGATAAGAAAGAGAAGATCCGGAAACTGGTAGAGGAAGGATATACCAATCGTGAGATCGCTGATCAGACCGGTATCCCGTTCGGAACAGTCGGGTATCATGCAGCGAGATTCCGGAAGAAGAAAAGGAACCGGTAGACAATTCAGACCGGCACCTGTGCAAGACTTGTAAGTTCCGGAGCAACCGGCCGACAGTGAATAGCTGTGATTATGCCGGACTTATGAACCACAGTCGTGGATGTAAGGTAGAGGAATGCACGAAGTATGAGAAAGGTGCGCGGATGAAAATGAAGGATGTGGAGGAATAGATCATGGAGAGATTAACACATAAAAGAGAGAACGGTATAAAGCGAGGGTACTGGTCCCCGAATAAGAAACAGGAGCTGGTGGATAGACTGGCGATGTATGAGGACAGGGAAGATGCTAAGGACGCAAATGTCCCTGGCGAATGGATTCCGTACAGTGAGAGATTGCCGGAGGATGAAAGTTACATATTGGTATCATTTGAGAATGCAACAATGCCAGATATCGCAAGATATGAAGAAAATGATGAAGGCGGTACATTCTATCCGGGAGATGATGAAAAACCATATTCAAGCTATGGAATATTTGTCAATGCGTGGATGCCATTGCCGGAAACATACAAACAAAACGACGAAGGAGCTGAGAAATGATTGAACAGAGGAAGAGACAGAAGACAGGTAAAGCTGGATAGCCAGCAACACTATAAGGAGTTGGAAGAAAGTCATGATGCGAAGGCAAGTGAGAAATTCCATACACCAGCTTATCAGAGCTATTCAGTGGAGGATTACCTGAAGAAGATGGGAGTAGACATAACGAAGGGAGTAGATGCCGGTGGAGCAGAGACTGGAAGAAAACAATGTTAAGAATGAGAACAACCGGAAGAAGGAATATCTGAGAGGATACAGATCCAGTAGAAGACGTATCAACCGTATTGATGATGAAATTATCGAACTGAAAGAATTGGCTGCATCGGTGAAGGCAATTGATTATTCGGGCATGCCGCATGGAAACGGAAACCAGAAGGATCTATCTGATGAGTTGGCAAGGATTGATTCATTGGTAGAAAAACTTGGGGCAGAAAAGGAAAGTTGCGTTGAATCTTATGTTTCTATCGAAAAGCAGATTAAGGAGATAAAGAACGAGGATGAGAACGACGTGTTGTTTTACCGATATGTGAAAGGCTTAAGATTCTGGGAGATTGCAGAGAAAATGGATTATAGTGAGCAGTGGGTACATAAATTGCATGGAAGAGCGCTGGCACATTTAAAGTTGCCAACATAATTTATCTTTATTTGTATTAGTTTATTGAAGTTTAGTATGCAAGTTTGCTATCCTTATACTGGAATTGATGAACAGATATTAAATCATTCGATTAGTTCCCCCACAACCTAATAAAACCGAGAGAGGACACCTGATGATGCCGGGTGTCTTTTTCGTTGCGTAATTTAGAAAAATGCGTTATCATTTGAAAAAATGAGGGGGTAAGATTATTGGAAGAAATACGTAAGCATATTAAATCAATGAGGGATACTGGTGATATGTATTACCTAGGAGCAAGAGTACTTGAAGAAAAACGTAAAGCTATGGTTGTGGAAGGTCAAACAACAATTGAATTTGCAATAACGCAACCGTTGGTAACTGTATCCGCGGTTGCTTGTGAAATATATTTAAAGATGCTTGCTGCTAATAAGAAGGGCGAATTCCCTGGAAGAGGTCATAAATTAAAAGTTTGGTATGAGCGATTAGATGAAGAACAGAAGAAGTGTATTGAAGGTGAATTCAATAAATGGATTGAAGATAGAAGCGATTTTAAAACAGAACTTACTCAGATTAACAATTGCTTTTTAGAATGGAGATATTTATATGAAAAAGGATGGGTTGAAAACTCTGGTATAACGCATATAAGAATTGGATCTGTAGTAAAATTGATGGAAATTTTACATGATATGTGTCATTCATTGAAATTAGAATAACACGAGGTGAGCCTGATGCGGAAAGTTGATGGCTCATTTTAAAATTACAAAACAAAAAGAGTCGGGTAGCTAGTCCGACTCTTTTGCCTTACTTTTTAAAGGTTAATAAATATTATTAATAATATGGACGAAATGATCACACAAAACATAGTGAACATTTCACGTGGAGCACGTAGTAATATGGTGTATACGAAATTAAAAATACGCTCTCCATAAGTGTCTACAATAAAAAGTAAGATAGATAAAATAATTTTGCTAATTTTTCCCATGCCTTTATCCTCCATGTATTTTTTTCTTGGGTTATCATATTTTCGTCCATGAATAACCCAAGCACGGAGACAGGCACAGAGAGAAAATCAGCTAAGAAAGATGGCATGAGGTAGCAATTAGCGAGCTACATTAATGAACGTAATCCTTAGAAACATTTTTAGATATGTATTCTAGGATAGGAATATCCGTAAGTTCATCTATTATCACCCTCTTCCTCGTGTATGTGTATACACCAAAATAATTATAGCATGTGAAAGTTGAAAAATAAACGATTTTAAATATTAAATTTAAGTGCCCTCCGGGGTGCTTTTCTAATGTAAAAATAAACCAGAATTGAAGGTGGTGAGATCTGAGTGACTGAAAACAGAAAAGATTTTGCGATGAATATTTGATTGACTGCAATGCCACCCGCTTACAAGACGGTCTACAAAAATGTTAAAAGTGATGAAACAGCTAAATCAGCAGCGAGCAGATTGTTAACTAATGTTAACGTTAAAAAATATATAGATGACCGTATGGAAGAGCTTCACAATGAGAAAACGGCAGATGCACAGGAAGTAATTGAGTATCTGAGTCTGTCCTTCGTGGAGAAAGCACTGCACAGGAAATTGTAGTTGAAGGAACCGGTGATGGTTGCAGCGAAGCGAGGACGATGGAAAAATCCCCGTCAGAAAAAGAACGGTTAAAGGCTGCGGAGCTCCTGGGCAAGAGATACGCATTGTTCACTGATAAAGTTGAAACAGATGTAGATATGGACCTGAACATCACGATCGATTACGGTGAGGATGATACCGGATGAAAATAAAGGTAGAAGCAAATGTTGGTTTCAAAGAGGTTGATCGCAGTAAAAAACGATACATCGTGATGAAAGGTTCTGCTGGATCCGGAAAGAGCATGGACACGGCACAGAATTATATTATTCGTTTAATGAATGATCCCGGACGTAATCTTTTGTGCGTTCGAAAAGCTGATGTAACGAATAGAGATAGCACTTTTGCAGAATTGCAGAGTGCTATTTTTCGTATGTTCGGAGAAAGCTATAAGAAGTATTGGTACATCAATACCTCGAATATGCTTCTGGAATGTAAGAACAATCATAACCAGATCATTTTTCGTGGAGTAAATGACGAGAAGCAACGTGAGAAGCTTAAATCAATTACCTTCAAGCGCGGGAAGCTTACCGATGTTTGGATAGAAGAAGCCACAGAGATTACGCAGTCAGACTTTGAAATCATCGATGACCGACTTCGAGGTATATTGCCGAAGGGATTATTCTACCAGATCAGGTTAACATTCAATCCGGTGTCGTCACATCACTGGATTAAGAAAGTGTTCTTTGATCGTATTGATCCGGATGTACTGACGCATCAGTCAACCTACGAGAACAACCGGTTCATTGATGAAGCGTATCACAGACGTATGCTCCGGCGTAAGGAAGTAGATCCGGAAGGCTATCGGGTGTATGGTCTGGGAGAATGGGGAGAGGTTGCCGGTCTTATCCTTAAGAATTATGTCATAGAGGAATTTGACCGGAATCCGGAGAACTATGATTACATTGTGAACTCACAGGACTTTGGCTTTAACCATGCCAACTGCATCGGCGAGGTAGGCTTCAAGGATGGAGATCTGTATTTGTTCCAGGAATTGTATGTGTATGAGATGGACACAGAGGAGATCATTAAGCTGGCTGCCGGAAGATTCAACAAAAAACTAAGGATGTGGTGCGATTCTGCGGAGCCGGACCGTATCAAGATGTGGCAGAAAGCCGGATACAGGGCGAAGGGAGTCAATAAAGAGACAAACAGTGTTCATGCTCAGATAGACTATTTGAAGCAACACATGATTCACATACATCCGTCCTGTGTGAATACCATAAAAGAAATACAACAATGGAAGTGGAAGAAGGATGAGCGTACCAACACTTATCTGGAAGAACCAGTTCCATTTTTTGATGATGCAATGGCCATGCTGCGTTATTCCATTGAGGGAGAACGTAAGCTAAGCCAAAATTAAACAGAAACCTGAAAGGAGGACTGTAAAGTGTTATTTCGATTACCGTCAGAGGAAGAGCTGACAGATAACAAACTGAATGAATTCATAGCAAAGCATGATGCAGAGTGTGCCTTTCGGTTTAAACGTTTGAAAGATGCATACGAAACAGACTACCAGATTTTCCACCAGAAACCAAAGCCGAATTATAAACCGGACAATCGTATTGCTGTGAACTTTGCGAAATATATGGTGGATACATTTAACGGATATTTTATCGGGAATCCAATTAAGATATCTGTGGATGGTGATGCTGCAGGCAACATCAAAAAATATGTGGAGCTCCTGGATCAGTACAATGATCAGGACGATAATAATGCGGAGCTGTCGAAGATCTGTTGCATTTACGGAAAAGGATACGAGATGTATTACGTGGATGAACTGGGAAATATCGGGATTACATATCTGACACCGTTCGATGCTTTTATGATCTACGATGATTCGGTGTTGTGCAGGGAGCGGTATTTTGTTCGACTGTACATAGATTCGAATGATGTACTGCATGGCAGTGTATCAGATGACACCAAGGTACGGTGGTTTACCCAGAAGGGAAAGCTTGTCTGGGAGGAAGAAGAAAAGATACATGGATTTGACGGGGTGCCAGCTACAGAGTATGTGGAGAACAAGGAACGCACATGTATCTTTGAACCGGTAATGTCAATGATTGATGCTTATAACAAAGCAATCAGTGAGAAATCAAATGATGTAGATTATTTTGCGGACGCATACATGAAAGTGCTTGGAAGTAAGCTGGAAGATGAAGATTTGGAGCATATCCGCGATAACAGAATCATTAATCTGGAAGGAGATGCGGATACTGTTATAGTTGATTTCCTGCAGAAACCAAACGGAGATACCACACAGGAGAACTTGATTGATCGCCTGGAGAAATTAATATTCCAGATCGGTATGGTTGCGAATATATCAGATGAGAACTTCGGTACAAGCTCCGGCATTGCCATGAAGTATAAGCTGCAAGGAATGAGCAATCTGGCCAAGACGAAGGAGAGAAAGTTTACGTCCGGAATGAATCGACGGTACAAGTTGATCTTTTCCAATCCAGTATCTGGAATGAAAGAAGATGACTGGGTGAAACTGCATTACCATTTCACACCGAATATTCCATCGAATGTACTGGAAGAGAGTCAGATCGCCGGCAACTTGGATGGAATCGTATCACAAGAGACACAGCTTGGTGTACTGTCTGTCGTGGATAATGTGCAGAATGAGATGGAAAAATCGAGAGCGAACAGGAAAAAGCTAAGACAGATCCTGTTATGACACAAATGTTCGGAGGTGCGGGTGATGGCAAGCCAGGAGTACTGGAAGAACCGGGAAACGGAAGCAAAGAAACATAATATTCAGGAAGAAGCTGAGTATAATCGTAAGATTAAAGAGATCTATGCCAATATGATGGACGAGATCAATAAAGAGATCAACGGATTCTATACTAAATATGCTGCTAAAGAAGGCATCACAATGGCTGAGGCAAAGAAGAGAGTAAGCAAGCTGGATATTGCAGCATATGAACGGAAGGCAAAGAAGTATGTTGAAACAAAGGATCTTTCCGATCGGGCGAATGAAGAGATGCGGATCTATAATCTGACCATGAAGGTGAACCGGTTAGAACTCCTGAAGGCGAATATCGGTCTTGAGATGGTATCAGGGTTTGATGAGATGCAGAAGTATTTCGATAAGAAGCTGACTGACAGAACACTGAAAGAGTTCCAGAGACAAGCCGGTATTCTTGGTAAGTCCGTTCTCAAGAATGAGAAATACGCTCATGCAATCGTGAATGCATCATTAAGAATGCGACATATTCGGATCGTATTTGGATGTATCAGGGAATGCTCAAAGCAGAGCTGGAAGGATTACTTGCATCAGGACTGATCAGAGGACAGAATCCGAAGAAACTTGCAAAGCATCTGGAGAAGAGATTCGGTGTCAGTGCTTATAATGCGCAGAGGCTCATGACGACAGAGCTTGCAAGAGTGCAGACAGAGGCTCAGAAGCAGTCTTTTATCCGTAACGGTTTTGATGAGTATGTGTATGTTGCATGCACAAAAGGCGATGTATGTCCGATTTGCAAAGGACTGGACGATAAGCATTTCAAGGTAGATGATATGATGCCGGGAGAGAATGCTCCACCAATGCATCCGAACTGTCATTGCAGCACAGCAGCATATATGGATAATGAGGCTTATGAGGAGTGGATAAACAGCTATCAGGAACATGGATTGAATTTCGAAGATTGGAAGGTTTCAAGGGAAAGCGAAGAAAGTAAAAAGAAATATAAATATGCTGATACAGTTGTGAAGAAATCACTTCTTACGTCTTCGGAGTACCGAAAGAAATTCAATCAGGTATCCGGCAATTCAAAGGTGAATCGTAGAGCATGGAACATTTCCAAGGATATGCTAAGTCATAGATCTGGTACAAAGTTTGAAGATTTGGCATTTATCAATGTAGTCAATGGGAAATATGCAGTGAACAAAGACTATGATGTAGAGAGCAAGGCAAATATGAATAAACAAATGAAGCAGTTGCTGGAAGAATCGGAGCCAGAAACGATTATCGCAATACATAACCATCCAGGTAGCAGTGTGCCGAGTCTTGCGGATTTGATGACTTGTGTGAATCGAGGGTACTATTTTGGACTGGTAGCTTGTCATGACGGTAAGGTGTACAAATATTGGTAGATAAGAATAAATTCAATTCTGTGAATGCTGGATTTGCCCTTGACCGGATGGAAACGCAAGGGTATGATAAAGAAGTAAGAACATGGTTGGAGCAAGCAGGAGTGTATATGGAGGTGTGGTAGCATGGATGAAGTGTATAAAAGAATATGCGATAAATTGGGTTGTGAACCTAAAGATATTGCAATTCCGGAGTTTGATACAGAGGATGATTCATGGGAAAGCCCTTTTAAAGTACTGACTAATGAAGAAATGAATTATATAGTGAATCACGGCTGCCTGCCAGGAATTGAACCAATTCAAAAGTAGCGATGCTGGAATGTCTTTGGAGGTGCTTTGATATGGCAGTTGATAAAGAATATGAAAGAATATGCAAAAAACTGGGATTCATTCCATCAGAGTATAAATATGATGGACCGATAGAAGAAGACGATACTTGGGTAAATCCATTCTCGGTTTTAACTGTAGAAGAAAATGATTATCTGTATGAAAACGGATATTTATATCAGAAATAAGTGTCACTAGTTAAAATGAGTAGAATGGATATGAAGTAATGTGGTATGGAAAAATGACACAAGAGCTGGAAAAGCTATATGACGATTACTACAAAATGTTCGGTCGTACTCCTGATGGATATATGGAGCTGGAATACGGAGAAGGCTCATATAAAGTGTATGTGAGAGATATTAAAAAATCATTAAAGCTGAAAAAAGAATTGCCAGAGTTTGTAGAATAAGTGTAAATTACTTCAAGAGTAAGGAAGTGAGATAAATGGCTCAAAATGATTATTTTGTGATTGTATACCGAGTTTTAAAGTACCTTTACGATTGCCTGAAAAAAGGCGAAAAACCAGAAGCCAGAGTATTTAGTTGCATCGACGTACAATATCCCGGAAAATTATTGGATATACATTCTTTTAAGCTTGATTAACGAAGAGTATATTAAAGGGATTAGGGTTAATCATACAAAAGATGGAGTAATTTTTGGTGATTTGCAAGAAGCTATTATCACTCCAAAGGGAATAGAGTATTTATTTGAAAATTCATTGATTGAGAAAGCCAAGAAAACATTGAAAGATGTAAAAGATATGATACCGTTTATTTAGAAAAGCCACTGATCATAATGATTGGTGGTATTTTATACTCATTTTTCTCGGAAGGATAGATGCAATTTGATTGAAGTAACCGTCCGCAAGGATGAAATAAAGATATCCGGGCATGCAAATTATGCTGTTTCCGGATCAGATATCGTGTGCGCCGGTGTAACAGCACTTGCACAGACACTGATCAAGTCCATAAAGGACCTGACAGACGATAAAATTGAATATGAGATATCTCCCGGGAGGGTGGATATAAAGTATGGGAATCTATTAGAGAAGTCGAAAACTCTGGTGGATTCCTTTTTCATTGGCATCTGTATGATTGCCGAGGAGTTTCCGGAGTATGTCCGGATCATGTAACTTAATGTGACCGGGATGTCGTTAAACTACACATTCAAGATGCAACGACCTGGGCTTAAATGAATGGGGCGGGGCGGAAAGGATAGATAAGATGAAACACATGAATAATCACTGGAGAATTCCAATGAGCAACCTGCAGTTATTTACAGAACCTGGAGGAGACGGCGGCGGATCCGGAGAAGGGAACGGTGCTGGAGCTGGGGCAGATACTGGAAATAACGGTAACACAACAATGTCATTTGATGATTTCCTGAAGTTGGGAGGCAATCAGTCAGAGTTCGACCGGCGTGTCCAGAAGGCAATTGATACGGCTGTGACAAATGCACAGACCAAATGGAAGACACTGACGGATGATAAGGTATCAGAAGCAGAAAAGCTCGCTCAGATGACTAATGAAGAAAAGGCAAACTATAGGGCGAAGAAAGCAGAGGATGCTTTGGAAGAAATGAAGCGCCAGAATGCCAGATCAGACATGGCGAAAGAAGCACGTAAGATGCTGGCGGATGAGGATATCACTATTCCGGATGAATTGGTTATGAACCTTGTGGCAGAAGATGCAGATGGAACTAAGGCAGCAGTAGAAGCCTTTTCAACTATGTATAAAGAAGCGGTCCAGAAAGCAGTGAAAGATGCGTTAAAGGGGAAAGCTCCAAAAGCAGGTAATGGTGGAGATAAACCACCGATGACAAAAGAACAGATCTTAGCAGTGAAGAATCCGTCAGAAAGACAGAAGCTGATCGCTGAGAACATCACATTATTTCAGTAAGAAAGGAAGTATGAAACATGCATGATATTAGAAGATTAGGTCTGCAGGTATTTGCAGCACCGAATAACCTGACAGGAGAAGTGCAGATCGAGGTAAAAGCCAGAGAGATTGACTTTGTCACATCCTTTGGTAAGAACCTGAAGGCACTGTTAGATATTCTGGGAATTACCAGAATGATCAGAAAGGAAAACAATTCGGTATTAAAGACCAAAACGGTAAAAGGTGAACTGCAGTCAGGAGATGTTGGAGAAGGCGAAGAAATCCCGATGTCCAGATACACAGTAGAAGAAAAGCCTTTTGATACGATCAAGATTGAAAAATATCGTAAAGGCGTATCTCTTGAAGCCATTTCGGAAAAAGGTTATGAGGCGGCAGTACAGGATACGATGATGAGTTCAAGTCCGATCTGCAGAATGTAGTGACTGATAAATTCTACGCACAGTTAAAAGCCGGATCTCTTACAGGACACGAAACAACTTGGCAGATGGCTGTTGCAATGGCGATCGGAAAGGTTGTGGCTAAGTTCCAGAAGATGAAGAGAACGGCAACCGGAGTAGCTGTTTGGGTAAACACTCTGGATGTGTACAAGTATCTCGGTGCAGCAGATATTACACTGCAGACTGCATTCGGCTTCAAGTATCTGACAAATTTCCTCGGAGCGGATGTTGTATTTGTTACATCTGAGGTTCCGCAGAATGTTGTAATTGCAACACCGCTCAACAACATGATTGCATATTATGTTGATCCGGGAGATTCAGAATTCGCAAAAGCAGGACTTTCGTTCACAACGGATTCAGAGACAGGATTCATTGGGTTCCATACAGAGGGAACATATAGTCGTATGATTTCCGATAACTACGCAATCATGGGCTTACGTCTGTTCTGTGAATATTTAGATGCAATCGCATACATTTCTGTAGGCGAATCTGATACACAGACCTTAGGAACATTAAGCGTAACGTCAGAGGCTGGATCAGAAGCAGGGGATACAAAGCTGACGGTGAAAGAGCAACTGCTGTCACTAAGAAACTGCTGGAAATACAAAGATGCTGCAGCCGCAACTTCAGTAACTTACGGCATGGACGTTAAGAACTGGTCTAAGTGGGATGGTGAATCAGAGATTGCTTCGACAGCAGGGCACCATATCACACTGGTTGAATGTGATCAGAACTACAAAGCTGTTCGTTCTGGTGATGTAGCTGTAACTGTCAATCCAGGAGCATAGGAGGTAAGGAAGTATGTATAAGGTAATCAAACATTTTATCGATCTCCATGATAACGATCACTCTTATAACGAGGGAGATATCTTCCCTCGTGAAGGAGTAGATGTCAGCAAAGAAAGAATCGAGGAGCTGGCCGGCAGTAACAACAAACAGCACACTCCGCTGATCGAACTTGTGGAAGAAGATCCAGACAATACAGCCGGCACAGATACTGCAGAAAAAACATCAAAAGCCGGTAAGAAGAAAGCAGAGAGTAAGATGCCGGAAAACAAAGAGCTGGCAGAGTAGGAGGAGCGTATGATTGAAGATCTGATGGTCTTATTGGGATTGCCGGAAGAAATTGACGAGGAATTAGAAAATAAATTGCTGTTAATTTTAAAGGCTACCAAACAAAGGCTGCGTTTCCTTCTCGGGGGATTGGAGCCTCCGGAAGAGATGAATTATATCATCCTGGATGTGTCAATCATACGGTTCAACAGAATCGGTTCGGAAGGACTTTCCTCTCACAGTGTTGAGGGGGAAAGTCTTTCTTGGTCGGAGAATGATTTTGCGGGATACATGGATGATATCCGAGCATATCTGGATGATCAGAAAGAATCAAAGAAAGGTAAGGTGAGATTCCTATGAGATATGACACACCAATATACTTCCAGAAACTCACCCCTGGAGAGTATGATCCGGCTACCGGTAATTATGGAGAAGATGCGATATCGGAAGATATGAAGTCTGCCTCAGTCATGGATACCGGTACGAATACGATGATGCTTGTCTATTCCGGAATTAAGGAAGGCAGCCTTACCATTCACCTGCAGAATCATTACGACCGGCCATTTGACAGGATTCGCGTAGGGAATAAAACATACGGTGTAGATTTCAGCAGGAAGCTCCGGACGAAGCAGGTATATGTTGTGTCGGAGGTGGTGTGATGGGAGTAAAGCTGATTGGTTTTGAAAAGTTGGAGGCTAAACTGACTAAAAACATGGATCTGTCTGCTGTTAAAACAGTAGTTAAGAAAAATGGAGCAGAAATGCAGAAAAAAGCTATGAAAGAAGCTCCTGTGCTCACCCATCATTTACAAAAGTCAATTATGTTGGAAATTACAGATGGCGGCATGACTGCAGAGGTTGAATCAACAGCGGAATATGCAGGTTATCAGGAATATGGAACGAGATTCATGAAAGGAAAACCGCATATACGCCCGGCATTTGATGAGCAGAAAGGTAAATTTAAGTCGGATTTGGGAAAACTTGTGAGGTGATAAGATGGATCCACAGCAGGAATTGTTCAGTGCTGTTTTGATGGCATTGAAAGAAAAATATGAGGATACGGGAGTTGGTGTGTATGACACGGATTTACCGCCTGAGGACACGCCGTATCCTTTTGTTTACCTGGCGGATTGCTCCGAGAGTGATCAGGCTACAAAAAATGAGATTATCGGCGAGACTAATCTGATGTTGAAAGTCTGGCATGATAATGTACGGCAGAGAGGAACGGTATCTGGTATCTTGCAGATATCAAGAACATCTGCCGATCAATCGAACATACAGAACATTATGCCTGGAATATGCAAAGGCCGACACAGAGAATCTTGCCAGATACAACAACAAAACAGCCGCTTCTTATGGGAATCCTAGAAGTGGCATTTAAATTTAGTTAGGAGATGACAATAGTGAAGAACAGAAAGTTATTTGGACTGCAGTTATTTGCAGAAGCAGTAGCAGGAAAAAAGATCGTATATCTGTACCGTATCCTGAGTACAGAGAAAGATCATGATGCAACAGCACTTGCGTTTACAACAGAAAATGAACGTACAAAGTCGAAGGATGCTGATTCGACAGTGACAAAAGATGGTACAGTACGTACACCGGGGGCAGCAGAAGGAGAAATCACAGCATCAAGCCTTTTGAAAAAAGGAGATGAGTTCATCGATGAGTTGGAAGCAGCACTCGACGATGATGAAAAGATGGAGATCTGGGAAGTAAACTTAGCAGAGCCGCAGGCGAGCTCGACTGATAAATTTAAGGCAAAATACTTCCAGGGATATCTTACGGAAATTGATAAGACATCCAATGCAGAGGATAATGTAGAGTTATCATTGACATTTGGACTGGAAGGAAAAGGCGTAGATGGCTATGCAACAGTTACTGCAGAACAGCAGGAAGTAGCAGCATATGTATTTGCAGACACTCAGAAGACAGGAGCTTAAGAGGGCGAGAAGAATCGTCCTCTTTTTTTGATGTGCGACATCGCGCGGAAGGGAGATAAAACAATATGATGGAACTTACAATCAACGGAACAGTATATCAGTTTAAATTCGGGATGGGATTCTTAAGAGAAGCAAATAAGCTTACCGTAGTTCCGGTTCAGGGAATGCCGGGAACAACAAAAGAGATAGGAGCAAGGTATCTGATCGCTAGTGTTGTGGTTGATCAGGAACCGAATGCACTGGTAGATCTGTTAGATTTGGCGAATAAGGGAGAGAATCCAAGAGTAACAAAGGCAATGTTAGATTCTTACATTGATTCGGAAGAGGTAGACATCGATGAGCTCATGGAGAAAACAAAAGATTTTTTATCGAAAACAAATGCTACCAAGAAAGCAGTGAAAGAGATCTTGAAAGAGTACGAGGAACAGATGGCGAAGAAGAAGGCTCAGGAGCTGTAGAAGAAGACCTATATAAGACCGTAGCAAGGAATTGCTTCCGGTATTTTGGCTTCACGTCATTTAAACAGGTGGATCAGCTGACATTGGCAGAATATGAACTTATGATGGAGGCTTTAGAGCTTCGGATGCTTGACGAGAGTTTACATGAACATCGTCAGGCATTTTTGAATTTTGCGGTAAAGGCAGAAAAGAAAGCTGGCAAAGGCAAGACCAAACCAGTTTACAAGAGATTCCGGCAGTTCTTTGATTTCGATAAAGAACTGAAAAAAATGAAGAATCGAAGGAAACCATCCAGATTTGCTGGAATAACCAAACTGCTGGATAGAGAGGAGTGAGAGGATGGCAGAGTCGTATAGTGTAAAAGCAATATTATCAGCGCAGGACAAAAACTTTTCATCCATTATGAAATCATGCCAGGGATATGCAAATAATCTGAAAACTACTCTCACCGGCGGTCTTGGATTTGGTGCAATGGCTGCAATCGGCGGGAAGGCGATGTCGCTGGTGACAAATTCAGTCAGTGATTTGTCGAAAGAGACGATAGAAACATCGGATTCCATGTATAAGTTGCAGGCAGCTATGAGATTTTCCGGGTATTCCGAAGCGGAAATACAGAGAATAGCCGGAGCAACAGGTACATTAAAAACATATGCAGATAAAACAGTATTCTCCCTGCAGGATGTTATGGGTACATTCGGCTCACTTTCGGCAAATGGAATCAAAGACGCAGACAAGTTGACGGAAGCAGTCGGTAATGCAGTTGCTGTATTTGGTGGAGGTGCAAAGGAATATTCCTCGGTAGCACTTGCGTTTTCACAGGCAATGGCGGCAGGAGCTTTACATGCTCAGGATTGGAACCAGATCATTAATGCCAGTCCGCAGCTTGCTGGAGGCTTACGGAAAGAGCTGATTAAGCTGAATCCAACATTAGGGAACGACTTCAAAGGAGCAATGGAAAAGGGTGCAATTACCGCAGACATGCTCGGACAGGCTATCAATAACATTGGTATGACTGACATGGCGAAAGAAGCAGCCACATCCGTAACAACATTTGAAGGTGCTATGGGTAACTTAGAGGCATCTGCAGTAAGCGGAATGATGAAGCTTTATGATACTTTCGCAAAGCCTAAAGTGATTGATTCAATCAATGGGATGACCGGTAAGGTGGAGGCGGGATTTGACAAATTGTCCGTTGGAATTCCAAAAGCAATCGAACTTATATCTCCATACTGGAACGTGCTGAAAACAGATGCAAAAGAGGTAGGGACAGCCTTTGGAGAGGCAGCTGGTGCGATTATTGACGAAGTACAGGAACTTACCGGAGCATTTGGAAAAAAGGAAAGTGTGGATAATTTCTCTGAAAGCATGGGAACAGCAACAGATGCATTAACTACATTTGCGGATTTTCTAAAAGATCATGATAAAGAAGTGGCAAAAGCAATTACGCTGTTACCGAAATTATATGTTGCTTTTAAAGGCTTTAAAATAGTCAGTGCAATCGCCCCTGGTGTCAAAACTTTTGCGGGCGCAATTGTAAGCATGACAGGAAAAGGAATAGCGACGCTGGCAGGTAAGTTATTTGGCGTAGCAGCGGGTGAAAAAGCGGTAGGCACTGCAAGTAAAGAATCATCAGGGACTATCGTAGAATCAGCAAAAGCATTTGTAGCGATCGGAGCAGGAGTAGCATTGATTGCAGCAGGATTTTCCCTTTTGGCATATTCAGCCGTGCAAATCGCACAAGCTGGACCACTGGCAGCAGGAGTACTGATCGGCATGACGGTTGCAGTGGCAGGCTTAATGGTTGTTGCCAAAAATGTGGCGCCGGCTATGACGGTCGGAGCAACCGGATTCATTGCCTTTGGTGCGGCTGTCCTGATAGCGGCAGCGGGGATTGCTGTATTATCACTGGCGGCTGTTAATCTGGCGAATGCGGGACCGCTTGCTATAGGCTGTATGGTTGGTATGGTTGCGGCAATTGCCGGACTTGCCCTTGGCGCAGCAGCACTAGGACCGGCATTGACAGCCGGAGCAGTAGGTCTCGTTGCCTTTGGTGTAGCTATATTACTGGTTTCAACCGGAGCACTGCTGGCAAGTGTTGGGCTTGCCATAGTAGCAGGTGTGCTTCCGACCATTGTGCAATATGGAATTCAGGGAGCGGCTTGCATCGCAACTCTCGGAGCAGGCATGATCGTATTTGGCGCTGGGGCTGCAGTAGCCGGAGCGGGATGCATTGTCCTTGGTGCCGGACTTGTAGTGGTAGGTGCCGGACTTACGGTGGTTGGTGCAGCTGTCCTGATTGCGGCAGCGGGTGTGTTGCTTCTGGCAGCAGGAGCACTTGCCCTTGGCGCCGGTCTTACGGTAGCTGGGGCAGGACTTCTGTTGATGGGAGCTGCATTCCCTGCTGTATCATCGGAGCTTTAGCAACGGTAGGAGCACTGACAGCCTTAACAGCATTATCATTAGGTCTTGCGGCTGGAATGGGAGCATCGGCTGTTGTAGTGGTAGCATTTGGAGCTGCTATGGCAGGCGGCGCAGTTGGCACCCTTGCAATGGTGGTAGCATTAAAGTCTGTTAATTCAAGCATGAAATCAATTGCATCCAATGCGAAGAGTGCTCAGAGCTCTTTAACAAGTATGAGATCCAGTGTGAACGTAGTGAATGCAGGACTGGATGCACTGGGAAGTAAGGCAAAATCTGCTATCAATGCGCTGATCAGTCAATTTACAAATGCAGAAGGAAAGGCAAAAAGCTCTGGTAATGCAGTTGGAAATAATTTTAATAGTGGAGTGTCAAGTGGCATGAGTCGCGCAGTATCTACGGCAAGATCCATGTCTGCGTCTACAGTATCAGCCATGAGATCAGCTGGATCCGGTTCATACAGTTGCGGTGTATATATAGGAGCTGGTCTTGCAAATGGTATGGCAAGTCAGGTTGGGCGTGTAAGATCTGTTGCGGCGCAGTTGGCAGCTGCAGCAGAGGCGGCAATTGTAGCAAAAGCTAAGATTGGAAGTCCGTCCAAGGTTACTCATAAACTGGGCGGCTATTTCGGTGAAGGATGGGTAAATGGAATTTCTGATAGGGTCACAGATGCGAAAAAGGCAGTATGGAAACTGGTAGACATTCCGGATTTAGTTCCTGTTCCGGAAATTGGAGCTGGATTAAGAATCGGCATCGAAGATTTGAATGATGATTATGACTACACCAGAAACGAAACCTATACCATTTACGTCCCTGTTGAAGTAGATGGCCGGCAGGTGGCAAAGGCAACGGCGAAATACACCAAAGAAGAAATTGAACAGCAGCAGAAAAGAGATCTTCGAAAGAAAGGCATGAGATAAGGAGGCAGATATGTATAAATTTGTAGACACTACAGAGAGACAGGAAGAGCAGATACTGCCCTCCGAAGCTCTCAATTTTAACGGAGTCTATTTTGAAAATGTAATCCCCGGATATCGGACACTATATGTGTCGGCCGGGAGATGATCGAAACAGAAATTACAGATTTGGATACGGAGATTATGGATGGATCCAGATATCGAAGAAAACGGTATAAGCCGAGAACGATCACTGTCGGGTATCAGCTGATCGCTAAGAGTAATGCGGAATTCCGGAATGCTTATAACAAATTGAATTCATTACTTGATGTGGCAGAAGCGAAGCTGATCTTCTTGGACGAACCGGATAAGTATTATGTTGGAACGAAGGTGAATGCCGGCGATGTGCCGCATGGCAGGAATGCGATCACTGCAGAAATTGAGTTCTATTGCTCAGATCCATTTAAATATTCCGTAGAAGAGTACGAGGTTGCGCCAACTGCAGATGACGGGACAACATTTGTTGTTGATTATAAAGGAACGTATAAAGCACATCCAACGTTCGAAGCAGCGATGGAAAATGGAGAGAATGGATTTGTCGGATTCGTTGATCAGGATAAACATATTTTACAGTTCGGAAACATCGAAGAGGAAGATGGGGAGACGTACAAAGAAAATGAGACATTGGCTACGCTTCAGGACTTTTTCAATGCACCGGATGATACATCTGGAACGGATTTTATGCATCCTTTCTACGGAGCAAAAGGATCCCTCGGAACATCAACATGGTTTAATACCAAGTTCCTCTCTTTGAAGTCTGCAGGGCAACAGGTTGGCCGCGCAAACGGTGGACTCAGAACCATCATTCTTCCGGCGGACTCAACCGGTGATCAGGAAGGGTGTCAGAACTTTTATTCTTATTTCCATATCCTGTTTTATGCCGGATTGATGGGACAGACCGGAGAAATGTGTATTAACTACCTGACAGCAGACGATAAGCTTATTGCCGGTGTGAACTGGTATAAATCGGATATGAGCGGAAATACAGGACATTATGATCTAGTCTGCTACAATCCGAACAAGAAGAGTACCGATCAGCAGGCGGGACGTGTGCTGAAAACGTACACTTATATGACAAGTCATCTGCGGAAGCAAAATCCGTGGTACTGGAACTGGGGACATTGTGATCTTAGAAAAGAAGGCAGTAAACTTACATTTTTCTATAATGCAGTTATCCGAGCTTCAATATTCCGGAAATAGCGGATATGAAATGTGCCAAGATTCAGATTGCGATTAAGCAGAGAGGAACAAGATCAGGGAATAAGTATCTTACATACAACGGGATCAATGCTTTTTATTTTCAAAAGTTGCACGTAGAAAAATGGAGAGATGTACCGAATAAATTTGCGCAGGACTGCAGTTTGATTGCAAATTGTTCAGATGGATCAATCCGGATGAATGGTCTGCCAAAGCCGGATCTGGGAGCTCTTGGAAATGACTGGGAAACATTTTGCTTGAAGCCGGGAGTTAATCAGGTTCAATGCTTGTGCTCCAGCTGGGCGAAGAAACCGACGTTTAAAATGAAGTACAGGGAGGTGTTCTTGTGATCATATATTTTGCTGACAGGGCAATGAACATTCTTGGATCAGCATCTACCGGACTGCCGAAGGGACTAATAATTACAAATGATAAAAAGACAGAAGAAATATCCGAAGGCGTGGCAATCTTTGAATGCAATTTGGATTACAATTTTGTAAATCCGGATGAGGACGAAGAACAGGAAGTTGATGTGAAGAAGCTTGCTGCAGTAGGAAATTTCATCTTAAAACAGAGTGCGGACAGCAGTGAAGTGGAAGTATATACGATTATTGATTCGACGATAGATCCGATTCAAAGGGATGCCTCCATCTATGCTGAAGATGCGGGACTGGATCTGTTAAATGAAGTGGTCGGAAAATATGCTGCAGATAAAGCTTATAACATTGCCTATTACATTAATAAATTTGCATATGATTCTGGATTTGAAATCGGAATCAATGAGGTAAGTAATCTTACAAGAAAGTTGTCCTGGGATGGTGAAGACACAGCGACAAAGAGATTACTGAGTGTAGCTACACAGTTTGACAACGCTGAGATTGGATTTGGCTTCAAAGTCGAGAATATGGCTGTGACTGGAAAATACATCAATGTGTATAAGAATAGGGGGAATGATTCGGGTGTTACTTTGAATGTTGGCAAAGAGGTTAGCGGATTTCGAATCAAGAGTTCCATCGCAGATCTTGCAACAGCATACCGCTGTACCGGCGGAACACCGGAAGGATCAGAAAATCCGATTACATTAAATGGTTATAAGTACGATGATGGAGATTTTTATGTAGAAGGATCCTATGTGAAATCCCGGAAAGCACTGGAAAAGTGGAGCCGGTATCAGATTAAGACAGAAAAGAATAAGAATGATGTTGGACATATCGTAAAATCCTTTACATACGATACGACATCGAAATCTGAATTGTGCAATCGAGCCGTATCCAGTCTTAAGAAGATCTGTGATGAAGCTGTTACCTATGAGGTAGAGTTGTTATATCTTCCAGATGGGGTGAAGGTAGGTGACACGGTATCCATTGTTGATGATGACGATAATATATATCTTACTGCAAGACTGTTGAAATTAGAGATGTCAGAATCGAACGATACAAAAGAAGCAGAGCTAGGGGATTATGTAAGACAGGGAAGCGGTATTGATGCAAAAGTTATGGAGTTGGCAGAGCGATTTGAGAAGATCGCTAAGAATCGTAATTTTTATACATGGACAGCCTTTGCAGATGATGAAAATGGAACGGGAATTTCGGCCAATGCTTACGGAAAAGATTATCTCGGAATCGCTACGAACCGGCTTGCGAAAGAAGCTGATCTTTCCGATCCGACGCAGTACACATGGGTAAAGATAAAAGGTGAGCAGGGCATTCCGGGAACAGCGGGTAAAGATGGTAAAACAACATATTTCCATATGAAATATTCGGCGGTACCGAACCCGACATCATACAGTGACATGACGGAAACACCAAACAAATATATTGGAACTTATGCAGATTATGAACTGGATGACAGTACAGATCCATCGAAATATACGTGGGGAAAATTCCAAGGCGACAACGGCGAAGATGGTGCAGATGGAATTCCAGGGAAAAATGGAGAGAACGGCGAGACGAGTTATGTGCATTTTGCTTATGCGACCAGTGCGGATGGAAAAACTGGATTTTCGACAACAGATACTGTCGGGAAAACATATATGGGACAGTATGCAGATTTTGAAAAAGCTGATTCTGAAGATCCGACAAAGTATCGGTGGAGTAAATTTCAAGGTCCCCAGGGCCCACAAGGTGAACAAGGACCACAAGGCTTGCAGGGGTTACAAGGTGAGAAAGGTGAACAGGGTATCCCCGGTCCAACAGGAGAGACAGGTGCCACCGGAGCAACAGGTCCCCAAGGACCGGCAGGCAAAGATGGAACGAACGGAAAGACCAGTTACTTCCATATAAAATATTCCCCTGTAGAGAATCCAACCTCATCTCAGATGTCAGAAATACCGAATACCTATATCGGAACCTACGTGGACTATACAGAACAGGATTCGACAGATCCAAGCAAATATACCTGGTACAGATTCCAAGGCTTACAGGCGCACAGGGAACACAGGGAATCCCAGGAACCAATGGTGCAGATGGGAAAACATCATACTTGCACATTAAATACTCCAATGATGGCGGTAAGACATTCACATCAAATTCTGGAGAAACAGTCGGGGATTACATTGGACAGTGTACGGACTTTAATCGGGCGGATCCTACTACGGTGGGAGCTTATACATGGAGTAAGATCAAAGGTGAAACAGGAGCGAAAGGCGAAAAAGGAGATAAGGGAGCCACAGGAGCTACAGGTCCTCAGGGACCTCAGGGAGTGAAAGGTGATACTGGTGCGACCGGACCACAAGGTGTAAAAGGTAATACAGGACCACAAGGACCACAGGGGCCACAAGGGCAGACAGGAACAGCTGGTAAAGATGGACAAATGCTCTATGCGACATGCGATACTGCAGCTGGAACCGTAGCGAAAGTTGCAAGTTTGGCGGCTGGAACATTATCTCTCAAAGCCGGAGCAACAGTAGCTGTTAAATTTACTTATGCAAATACCGCATCCAGTCCAACACTTAATATTGCTGGTACAGGTACAAAAGCAATGTATATCCAAGGTGTCCGGGATGTATATTGGACCGACGGAGCAACCGTAACCTTCACATATGACGGTATAAACTGGAGAGTGGCATCCGAACCAGTATATGCGCCAACAGCTACGATCGGTAATGCTGCTGGATTCAATGTGTTTATAGATGGAACCAGTGTACAAGTTAGGAAGGGGACTGAAGAACTTGCATCCTTCAAAGGTGACGAGATTCGATTAGGAGAGGGTGTCGATTGTGCAAAAGTATTTATAGGTGATCTGGAAATAGGTGTAGATGGAGCAGAAACATATCTTAGAAATTCATCTACGAGAATTTCAACGAAGGCATCACATGAGGCGGATCGGCAATCAGTACCATCAGTAGTCGTTAATGATACAGATACGTATGTGAACGGCGAGAGTATGACTGCTTTATTTACAAAGGTGGATAACAAGACGAACAGAGAGTGGACATTACTAAAGAACCAGACCTCAGCAGGAAACTCCACAATTACAGTCGATGTATCGCAGTATTCAGAGTTCATGATCACGTGCGGACTTGCAAGCAGTTACAAATGGAATTATTACCGAGAACTTGTCAAGCACGATCGTACCGGCACAGGTATTAACAAGTCGTTCTGTTGTAGATCACGGGTCCGGTTCACATCAAGCATATTATTCTAGTGCATACAATGGTGGGATCTCATATTTGAGTAGCAACAAGATTAAAATCTACAACAACGGAGGTATCACAAGATTATACGCAAGATAATCGGTTGAAAATGAATCTTTCTTGGAAAACTTCTCCTTCTGCTGTATAATGACAGTGGAAGGAGAGTGTAGTAATAATGAATAAAATGTTACAGTTCTTTAGCGAAAATAAAGATGCTTTAACTTCAATCGGAATATTACTTACTTTTTTAATCAGCAGTATTTCGCTTTATTTTTCTGTTAGAAACAACAAAGCAGTACATTATGTCAATGCTGTTACCCAAAATAGAGTTGAGTGGTTATACAAATTCAGAGAATATATATCAGATTTGATTAGTACAACAACGATTGATAATGTAGACAAGGGGATGAAAGATTCAGATACATATAGAAAGCATATAAGTGAAATAGAAAAATTGAGATTTTTAATACATATGCATTTAAATTTTTCAGATGAAATTGATAGGAATATTGATAGGTGCGTAGAAAAGCTAGTCTTTTATTACCAAGGACTGCGTGCTTCGTATTTACGATATTATGAAAAGAATGTTACGAAAAAGAGTTTCGCCAAGAATTGGAAAAATATTTGATAAATAGGAGTATATGGGAAGAAAAACTCTTGAGACATGTTCGAGTGTATCTGAAATTTGAATGGAATAGAATTAAAATCGAAGCGACTGGAAGGACATATAAGAAAAATAAGCAATGTGAAGATTTGAAAAAATTATATGAATTATATGATGGCAATAATAAGAAGAATCATAATGAGAGAGGTTAACACCTCTCTTTTTCTATGCAAGGAGGTGAATACATGGAAATCAGAGCGAGACCGAAAGGTCTTATTTTTATACGCAAAATTAAAAAATCGAGGTACATAGAGTGTATGTAGACGTAAACACAATCATTACTGCCGGAAGCTTATTAACGGCCGTAGTGGTTATCTTTTCTGCTGTTTTCGCAGTATACAAGTGGTATTTAAGACAGAATGAGCAGGATAAAGAGATAGAGAGAATGAAATCGGAACAATGTTTGCTTACTTATGGAATTCTGGCTTGTCTGAAAGGTTTGAAAGAACAGGGATGTAATGGACCTGTTACAGAAGCAATAGACAAGATTCAGAAGCATATAAATAAGCAAGCGCATGATCAGGAGGATTAAGCATGGATATTAGTACATTAGGAACAGTAGTAGGGATTGTAGCAATCTGTTATGTAATTGGACTTGGCTGCAAGGCATATGAGAAAATTCCAGACAAATGGATTCCGGTCATCATGGCCGTATGTGGCGGAGTTCTGGCGTTGCCGGACTCTATACAATGCCGGACTTCCAGCCGGTGATGTGATTAATGCAGTTGCGGTCGGAATGGCCAGCGGATTAGCGGCAACTGGAGTAAATCAGTTATATAAACAGCAGTGTAAGTAGAGGGCGATTATTCGCCCTCTGACATATTATATAGTGTGCGACGTCGCACAGAAAGGAGCAATTATGGCACATTTATTTATTATAGCCGGACACGGAGCCGGTGACAGTGGAGCAGTTGGATACGGCTATACAGAGGCAGAGAGAGTCCGGGCACTTGCAAGACGAATCGTAGCATACGGAGGAAGTAATGTTACTCTTGGAGATACAAACCGGAACTGGTATGCCGACAAAGGCATTAGCTCACTCAATATTCCAAAAAGCTATCAGATCTTGGAGCTTCACATGGACAGCGGAGTAGCTATGGCAAAAGGCGGTCACGTAATCATCAAGGAAGGATACTCTCCAGATCAGTATGATACAGCACTCGCCAACTTCATCGGTTCATTCTTCCCTGGCAGAGCAAATAAGGTAGTAGGCAGAGCGCATCTTGCCAACGTCAATCGTGCAGCTGCAAAAGGTTACAGCTATAGACTTCTGGAAAATGGATTCATTACAAACCAGGGAGATCTCAACAAATTCAATTCCAAGATCGATGACTTGGCAAGAGGGATCCTCAAAGCATTCGGAATCACGTCTGCAGCACCAGTAGCATCAGTCAAGAAGACAGAACCTGTCGATGGAGAGATCAAGTCCGGTGGAGTATTCCAGAGCAAGACGGATAAGTTTGGTACAATCTCATATCAGGCTCACATGAGAAGTGCTGGCTGGGGAGCTTGGCAGTCTGACGGATTAATGGTCGGTTCAACAAACCAGAATCGCCGGATCGAAGCACTGCACATCCAGCCGGTCGGAGAAACAGATGTTGTTGTCCATATGAAAGGAATCGGAAACAAAGAATACAAGAACATTACCAAAGACACGCTGATCGGAACCACCGGACAGAACAGAAGACTGGAAGCAATCCGGATCACCGGAAAGGAATCTTTCTACCTGTACAGAGTCCACCAGAAGAGTATTGGCTGGTCAGAATGGGCCAACAACGGAGAGTGGGCTGGTACGACCGGAAAAGGTCTGCAGATGGAAGCACTGGAGATTAAGAAATCCATGTTTTCAGTCGAGCCACACGTACAGAGCAAAGGCTGGTTGTCACCAAGAGCCGCAGAGAATGTGATCGGTATCACCGGCCATGCATTACGTCTGGAAGCACTCAGAATCAACCCATACGGAAAGACGATCAAAGCGAAAGCACACATCCAGAGCAAAGGCTGGGTGGATTACGGCACGATCACCAAAGATACGATCATCGGTACAGTTGGAGAAAAGAAACGTATTGAGTGCTTATGTTTCGAAGGCGACTTCGAATACCGTGTTCATATCCAGAGTTCCGGATGGACAGACTGGACAAGAGCCGATGGAGTAGCTACTCTTGGAACTGTAGGACAGGAACTTAGAATCGAGGCTATTCAATTTAGATGATTTTTGCTAAAATGTAGCATATAAATAGGTAAAAATCCACTTTATAGGTTATAGCAAAAAGGTCAACCAATTCGGACATTGTACCTGCCGTCCGTCACAATACTGCGTCAGTATCGGCTGCTTGACATTTGGTCTGGAAAGATAATCGGCAAACAATTCATCCACTATCACAGAGATCGTATCATAGATATTCCGTTCCGGAATCCATTTGTGATCAAATGCGGTTGAAGAAGTGATCGTAAAATCATATCCGCGGTTCCGGTAAAATTCTGTATATACCCGGTTCAGAGTAAAAGACATGATTGCCAGTACGTTTGCCCGGATGGTATCCTCCGGCCAGGTCGCATAGATTTCACTGGAAGCTACATTTTTGATATAATCCTTATACTTCACATAATAGTTTTTGGCAGTGGAGTCGCGTGGACTTCCATCATGAACTACGATGTATTCCGGGACCACGACGCGGCTTAAGACAATCTCTCCGGATTCGAAGGTCGGCTGGATCTCGTCTTCGGGAATCTTAGGCGGATAGGTGGCATATAATGTATGAGCCGGAATGACGAATACGGTTTCCTCGTCTTCGGGAGTGTCGATTGGTTTCATGCTGACATTCTGAATGGCAGTGACATCGGCGAGAATTTCAGCACCGGCAATACTGACCGACTCGAAGCCTTCGGCGGTGATCTGCATGGTATATTCGGAATATGGCTGGACTTCATTTTCTGGATTCAGGCTGTATTCTAACGGTGGTGCCGCAAGATCAATCGTATCGGTCTGCCCGGAACTGTCGGTAGTAAGTTGTTCTAACTGAGCTTCTGGAACACCCGTGTAGAAGATGGAATCTGAGCCCCCTGAATCGGATAGGCAGAGATGTCAGATACGAGATTAATCTGCAGACGGCCTTTGTCGGGAGTATCCTGAGTGGTTGGAGTCGTTCCGTTCATAAAATAGGACCTCTTTTAAGACTCTGTTACTGACAGAGTATGCAAAAATAAGAAAAATGTGAAGATACAGGAAATAAAAGAGACAGATTGTTACACAAAGTATGGAACATCTTAAAAATAACAGAAACAGGAGCGTAGAACAGAGCATGAAAAGAAGGTGTTTACGGATATATAGAAAAAGAAGAAAAAAGAAATTAATCATCCTGATTCTGACATGTATTCTCTTTCTTGGAACCGCAGCAGCAGAAAGGGGCGGATACCTGGAACTTGAACAATTTGGTTCAAATAAAAAACAAGATATTCCTTATCAGAAAGTATCCATAACGGAAGAAGAGAACACGGAGAAATATTATTATCAGCAGTTGCCGACTGAACAAAGGCAGGTCTATCAGGAAATTCTGGAAGGTGTCAGAAACCACACGGAGGAAATTTATGTACATAACGCGGATGTAGATGAGACAAATCAGATTTTTCAGAAGCTGATGAAGGATCAGCCGGACATCTTCTGGTGTGACGGGACAGCAACGGCTACGACTCATAAAGGAACAGAAAGTTATACCGTCCTGAAACCGAAATATTTTTACACAGCAGAAGAAAGCCAGAAGATGCAGACCGCGATTATGCAGGCGGCAGAGAAGTGGCTGGCAGATCTGGATGCCGATGCAGATGACTATCACAAAATTCTCTATGTATATGAAAAATCGTAGATGAAGTAGAGTATGATGAGAGCGCGCCGGATAATCAGACATCTACAGCGTATTTGTCAATCAGAAATCTGTATGTGCTGGATATTCGAAAGCAACGCAGTATTTGTTGGAACGGCTTGGCGTGTTCTGTACTTATGTGACGGGAAAGACGACGGAAGCGGAAGCCATGCGTGGAATCTGGTGAAATGTAACGGCGATTATTATTATGTCGACACAACCTGGGGAGATCCGGTGTTCCAACAGGAAGAAGGAGAAGATACATCCCGGGATGCAGAGCAAAATTCAGGTCAAGATGCAGAGGCTTCTGGTAATAAGGCAAATATCAGCTATGATTATCTGTGTTGTGATGATACGCAGTTATTTCAGACACATATTCTGGATAAGGATACACAGATGCCAGAGTGCAGCAAGATGGATTGCAATTATTACGTGGTAAACGGAATGTATTACACAAAGTATGATGCCAAGAAGGTACTGGAAGCCATGAACCAGGCTATCTGGGCGAAGAAAAGTGCTACAATTTTTAAATTCGCAGATACATCCGTCTACAGTCAGGCGCACGATGACATTTTCCAGAAAGAACTTGCAAAAGCAGCGCAGAATCTGGCGGATTACTATGGATTATCGCAGGTGAAGTACCAGTACATCGATGACCCGAGATTACACAAGATTGTAATATTTTGGCAGTATTCATAAAAAAACAAAAATATCCGTTGAAAATCCTTGGATTATGTAGTATAATTTTTACAATTTGTGAAGACATAAATTGTCTGGTACCGATGGATGAAAAACGAGGCGGTTTTGTGCTTGCACAAACTGCCTTTTATTCTGTATTTTTTAAGAAAAAATTCTTTGTAAACAACGAATTTTTTTTTTTGCCCCAAAATATAGAAAAATGTACCTGAAGTACAGCAGTATGGATTCATGAAAAAAAAG